TCTCAGGATGCGTTAGACCCAGCACAGAAACTTAGATTCGAGCAGGGTAAAGACTTTATATTCAATCCCGACGTAGACCCATCTAAAGCTTTTTATATGGCTACATATCCAGAAATACCACAATCAGCATCAATCATGATACAGGCTCAAACTGCAGATGCAGAGTCACTAACGGCAATACGATCGTTTGGACAAGGCATGAACTCCACTTCACTTGGAGATGTAGCAGAAGGTATCAGAAGTGCAAATGATGCAGCAGCGAAACGTGAGTTAGCTATATTGCGTCGTCTTGCCGATGGTATGGTTAAGATCGGTGAAAAAATCACAGCGATGAATGCTGAGAACCTTGAAGACGAAGAGATCATCCGTATATCAGATGAGGAAGAGGTTGTCATCAGCAGAGATAAACTTGCTGGAGATTATGACCTTATACTTTCTATTAGTACACCTGAGGTAGATCAAGAGAAAGCACAAGACTTAGGATTTATGTTACAGACTATTGGGCCAAATATGGATCCGGGTCTACAGTCTAAAATTCTTGGTAAAATTGCTACACTCAAAAAGATGCCTGATCTTGCTAAGCAGATTGAAAATTATCAACCTAAACCAGATCCAAAAGAAGAGAAGATCAAAGAGTTACAGATTGAACTACTTGCAGCACAATTGGCTAACGAAGTTGCTAAAGGTAAAGAGAATATGGCAGACGAAGCTCTCAAATATGCTAAGACCGAAACTGAGAAAGCTAAGACTAGAAATCTTAACTCAAGTTCAGATCAACAAGATCTTGACTTTGTACAAGAATCTGCAGGTGAGGGACACAAGCGAGAGATGGAGCGTGAAAATCAACGTCTTGAAAACGACCTTGGTAGAAAAGCTGCAGACTCTATGCTTAGTCAAGATACGCCAAATGGAGCAATTGCTCCACTGGAGACAATTCCAGACATAAGTCCAATCAATCCGTCTTCTGGTAGTATTCCAGATTTAGATGGCATGAATACGCCTACAGAGAACCTGTCTAACGACATAGTTCCGAGTGGCTAATAAAAATATGTTATAATTTACATGTTTAGCAAAAAACCAAACTAAGGAAAACCAAATGAACGAATTCGAGAGAAAAGAAAAAGAGATTGAGATTTCAATCCATGAAGCTGAGGCAACCGTACAGGAAGCCAAGGATGTCCAGGACTTGATAGCCAATACTCTTTTTCACAAAGTTATAACTGAGGGGTATCTTACGAGCAATGCTCTCAGAACAGTTGGTCTATTAGCAGACCCATCAATGCAAGATGTTGAGTCACAAGAAGGTTTGCAAGCAGACCTTCAAGCTATCTCATACTTACAGAAGTATCTTCGTGACAAGATCACGAGAGGTAAACAGATGGAAGCTAAGATGGTAGAAAGCGAAGCGGTTCTTGAAGAGTTGCGTGAAGCAGAAGCGGTAGGAGAATAAGATGGCTGATAATACAACCGATGTGGAAAATGTAGTTGATGATACTACACCAGATGCTGTAGATCAGATGGATGAAATGCTCAACATGAGCGACGAAGACTTTATGAATTCTAATCCACAAGATTTTTCAGATGAAGATAGCAGTGCTGACGAAGGTGAGCAACTTGAAGAAGGCAACGAGGAAAATAGTGACCAGTCCTTAGGCGATGACCAAGACGAGTACGAAGACGACTCTCAAGTAAATGGAGAAGATGAAGATGATGCTGCAGCAGACTCTGAATCAGACGAAACTGAAAGTGGTAAAGATGATTCCGAAGGTCAACCTGAAAACCAAGAATCCAATGATGATAGCGACTTCGATTACGAAGCTGAGTACAAGAAATTGTTCGAGCCAATCAAATCGAGTGGTCGTGAAATTAAGATGCGGAATGTAGAACACATAAGAAACTACATACAGATGGGTGACGACTATAATAAAAAGATGCACGAGTTGAAACCGTTTATGAAATCTCTAAGAAGCCTGAAAGAACACAATATTTTAGGTGACGAGAATTCCGATGATCGATTGAACTTTCTAATCGAACTTGATCAAAAGAAACCAGAAGCTATTAAACGTCTGATAGCAGAGTCAGGTATTGACATTTATGAACTCCAAGATGAAGAGAAATTTTCACCAGAGAAGAGTAAGCAGTACAGACCTGAGAACCAGATGGTTAGTGATGGTGAATATGCGATTGAAGATGCATTAAAAAGTATTGCTGGTACAGAGTCTTACACCAAGACAATTGAGGTGATGACAAAAAACTTTGATGCTCAAAGTAGAGACATAATTGCAGACAACCCGTCTTATATTCAATCTCTCAACCACGACATTGCGAACGGAAGCTATGACAAGGTCATGGAAGAAGTTCAATATGCCAGAGACATGAAAATGATTCCAGCAGACATGCCGGACATTCAAGCGTATATTGCAACAGTTCAAATGCTGAACCAACAGGCGAAACAGGATCAAGGGTCACAACCTCCTGCTCCACAAACGAAACAGACGACCCGCAAAACGAATGGTGGTTCCCGTAAGAAGAAAGTCGGAATGGGCTCATCTTCTTCGAGACGATCAAAAAGTAAGCAACCTCAAGATCAGAACTTCATCGGCATGTCCGACGAAGAGTTTGAAAAACTTGATGTTGGTGTACTCTAAACTAAAACAGCCCTAAAGGATAAGTTATGGCATTTAATGATTCTACAATGGATTCGGAAAGAATCTACGGAGACGGTACGAACAGTTCAGTTGGAACACAGTTAAACCTCTTTTATTACGACAAAAAAGCTCTCATCGAGATTGCTAAAGAACAGTATTTTGGACAAATGGCGGATGTAACGTCTATGCCTAAGCATATGGGTAAGACAATTAAAAAGTATCACTATCTTCCACTATTGGATGATAGAAACATCAATGACCAGGGTATCGATGCAACTGGTGCTACTATCTCTAACGGTAACCTTTATGGTTCATCTAAAGATATTGGTATGATCACATCTAAACTTCCTACGCTTACTGAGCATGGTGGTAGAGTGAACCGTGTTGGTTACAAGAGAATTGAAATTCAGGGAACTATGGCTAAGTTCGGTTTCTTTGATGAGTATTCTCAGGAGTCAATGGACTTTGATACAGATTCAGAATTGCAAATGCACATCAGACGTGAGTCTCTAAGAGGTGCAAATGAGATGACTGAAGCTCAACTACAAGTTGACCTTTTGAATGCTGCTGGTATCATCAGATATGGTGGAGCTGCAACTCAAAACTCTGAGATCACAGGTGAGTCTACAGCAATAATTTCTGTACCAACTTACGAAGGTCTTATGAAACAAGGTATCGCACTTGATGATGCTAAATGTCCTAAAACGACTAAACTTATTTCTGGTTCAAGAATGATTGATACTAAAACTATCAATGATGCTCGTTACCTTTACTGTGGTTCAGAGATGCTTCCAACGCTTAAGCGTATGAAAGATCTTCACGGAGAAAAAGCTTATGTTGAAGCAAGACACTATGCATCTGCTGGTAACATTGCCAAAGGTGAAAAAGGTTCAATTGATGACTTCAGAGTTATTATAGTTCCTGAGATGTTAAACTGGGCCGGAGCTGGTGCTGCTGAAACTGCTGCAAATGCAGGATACAGAGCTACTGGTGGTCAATATGATATCTTCCCTATGTTGACTGTTGGTTCAGGTTCATTTACAACTATTGGTTTCCAAACTAACGGTTCTAAAGTGAAGTGGAAAATTAACCACAAAGCTCCATCTGATAACGTGAATACTTGGGATCCATATGGAGAAACAGGTTTCTACTCTATCAAGTGGTACTATGGGTTTATGGCCCTACGCCCAGAATGGATTTCAATTTACAAAGTGGTAGCAGAAATCTAACCGTAAGGTTCTTTAGATATACTACTCCTGTAGTTCGTAGCTACGAAACTAAACTATAGGAGTTAGTATGATAGAAATAGAACCAATCGAAAGACGAATTGTTGGACACAGTAAGAAAACTGGAAACCCAATAAAAAAAATGTTCTTTAAATTCAAATGTGAATATTGTGGTGAAATGTTTGAAAGAACACGAACCAAAGGTAAATCTGCAAAATCATGTAGAGATTGCAGTATGAATCTTTTAAATCCAGCAAAAAAAAGTGGAATGTCTGGAAAGCCTATATATGCTGTTTGGCAAACCATGAAGCAGAGATGCGATAATGACAATAACCCAAAATATCCACGATATGGTGGAAGAGGAATAACGTATGATCCACGATGGTCAGAGTTTGAAAACTTCTATACCGATATGAAAGATGGATATAAAAATGGTCTTACAATTGATAGAAAAGATAATGATGGAAACTACACCAAAGATAATTGTCGATGGATAAGTGGTTCCGAAAATTCTTCTAGGTCTAAACTTAAAAAAGTTTATAAACTCAAGAAGAAGATATCATATGTTATTGAAGCAGAGTACGAGTCAGGAAATGAAGCCGAATATAATTCCGGGATAAAATCAACTGTTATAAGCGATGTTATCGCTGGCAGAAGAGGAAGTGCTGGAGGTTTTGAATGGGTGAATGAATCTGGCTTGCAAAAGCTTCAAGAAAAGTATGAAATTAACTAACACAAAAAAAAGGAAAAATTATGGCAAAAACAGTTTTTAGAGTTATGAACTCGAACCCAGATTTTGAAATACCAGCAGGCTCAGGCTTTTGGTTTACAAATCAAAGCGATGGCGGAATTGCAATTGATGATCAAGGTACAGTAGATGATTCAGATGATACGATTCTGGATGAACAAGCACCAACTGCAACTAAAGGTTCAGACGAACGTGGTACATGGGTATTCGTATCTCCTGCAGGACTAACATCTACAGTAGGTGACACAGTTAATATTGGTACTCCACTTGAGAAGTTTGAAAATATGTATGATTTTGAAGTGGATGGTGATGCTGCTGATCCAAGAACAAATGCAGGTATGTTATTTCTAGGTCTTAATAACGAGTCTTTCGTTTGGCTTCCAAAGAACCCAGAGTACAATACAGTTGCTCCTCTTCTAAAAGATGGTGTAACAGCTAATCCAGATTTTGATAATCTAAGTAACCCGTTCCTAGTGGATGGTACTAATAATGCATCAAAAGTTGGTGACGTTTGTCAACACTTCATAGTTGAGACAGTTGTAGTATAATACTATAAGTCTTTAGAGCACTCTTCGGAGTGCTCGACAAGGCTTATGCCTAAACCAAACTAAACCAAAAAGGACTATTATGACAGCAGAAGAAAAGAGAGCTGAGCTTGTACTCGAAGCTGAAGAACTTGGATTGAACTTTGCGAAAAATATATCGACTCAAAATCTTGAGGATAAAATTCGTACGCACAAAGATCAACTTGCATTAGAAGATCACAATCTAGAAGATGATTATATCGATGAAGATCTTTCTGATGACGACGTTATTGAAGAAGATTTTTTTGATGATGAAGACGAAGAAGTTGCAGAAGCTAAAGACACTGATAACGTAGGTGTTGTAGATACTGAAACAGCTATTCGTCTTAGACTTGAAAAAGAATTTGAAAAACGTCTTGCTGATAAAGCTGCTGAAATTCGTGCGTCGTTTGAACTCAATGCTCAGACTGACACAAGAGCTGGTAACCAAGGGCTATTAAAGCTCAAGGCCAAACAGAAAGCTGAAAAGCTTATCAGATGTATCATTACGAATAGAAACCCACTCAAGCAGTCATGGGAAGGCGAAATTATCGCAGTCTCAAATGACATGATCGGTATGCAAAGAAAGTTCGTTCCGTTTAGTTTAGAAGAAGGCTACCACCTTCCACAGATTATCGTTGATACTCTCAAGGATAAAGAATGTACAGTTTTCGTTAACTCTAAAACCAAGAATGGAGAAAAGGTTAAGATAGGTAAACTCATCAAAGAGTATGCTATTGAGATCCTTCCACCACTTACGGAAAAAGAACTTGAAGAACTTGGTCGCCAACAAGCTGCCAGAGGTTCGATAGATAGCGAATAATTTATACGGAGCAGTCAAAGACTGTTCCAATATATATTAAAGGAGCAAAAATGGCTTGCAAAACATGTGGTACTTGTACCCCAACAGTTGTAGTACCTACCCCAGAATTAGGTGATAAAATCACAGCACCTGTTTTAGGTGTGGTTACAGAAGAAGTAGTCACAGGTAAAGGCGTCTTTGATATCTACATGAGAGCAGCCAAAGCTCAGCTAGATGAAGAGTATAAGAAGACTCGCATTAAAGGTGCTGACTATGCTATAGCATGTGTTCAACTCATCGACAAGATGATGATGCAAGCTAACCAGTTTGTCATAAGTGAGTTTTCCACTAAGCTCGATGCTCAGATGAAAACACAGATGTTTCCATACCAGATGGCAAGTCTTAGATATGATACCGCTCTCAAAGAAGCTACTGTCGGTGAGATGATGGCAAAGTCAGAGTTGACATGTACACAGACCACTGAACTGGTTATGAACGGTGCAAAAGATCGTGATCTTAAAACATCACAAATTGCTGTACAGGGTGCACAGAAAGATCTATATGTACGTCAAACTAAAGGGTTCGACGATAAGCGTGACAATGACAACCTTAAGATTGTTACTGATTCTTGGGCTGTCCAGGCTACAGAGATGAATGAGGCTGGTACTTCTATCATGAATATTCTTGATGTGAATGGTAATGGTACGCTGAACAATAAGCTTACATCCGTATTGTAGTGAAATATTATGGGCTTATTTTCTAGTAAATATGAAGGTAATGGATCTACATCTATAAGTCAACTAGGACAACAACGTCATCATGATGACACCTATATTGGAGATTTAATTATCTCTGATCTTCACACTGGTAAAAATATTGCTGATAATATTAGAGATGAGATAAGCATAGGTACTACAGCTTTCGTCAGAAGATATCATCGCAAAGGATATGATGAAGGTTTTAAGTCTACACTTTCCTATGATGGTGTAACTGAGGAAGATATAGAATTACTTCCGGTAGTTCCTATAAAAGATAATGCTAACAGAGAATCCAGTACTCCATTTATGGGGTTTCATCCACAGGAAATTCCTTACTATAAGAATCCAGAAACAAGCGAACAACTCAAAAAAAGAATAAGAATATTAAATAATCTTGGTGCAGACTTTGTTGAGCTTAGTAAAGGTATATTTGAACCTACCCCAGTTCCTGCTTTTGGTTCAGCCGAATGGAATAGAGATTTCGGCCGAATGTATAAAGATGCTGTAAAACTATGTGCTAAGAACAAAGCTCCTGACGATATTAAAGAAATATGTAAACATCCTACTGAACAAGCATACTATGATGACATGGTTGATAACCAAGAAAAACAAAAGAAATCCCTGAATAATATAACTGATGTTAATGTAGGACTTTTTGTTGGAATGAAAACTTTAGACCAGGCAAATGCAGCAGCATTATTTATGACTCTTCAGCCTATGATGGGAAACTTAAAAAGAAAAGTTGGTGAACCTGGAAGCGAATCTTTTTGGATGAGATATACTGTCAATGAGGACTACGGTATTAGGGGTCCTGCTGAAACTTTCACATGGAGACTTACTGCAGGTACTTTAAAGATGTCATACTCTATGGCAGATTACTCCTATGTCAGGAGAAAAGG